CCATGAAGAAATTAAAATTAAAAGAAGACGAAGATGGCAACAAGATTAGCGAAGTGAAAGGTATTCGTGCTGCATGTAAGATCATGAAGACACGCTACGCTAAACCTTTTGAAAGTGTACAAGTTAAAATTCCTTATGAAACTGGTATGAATCCTTATAGTGGATTAGTTGATTTGTTTGAAGGAAAATCATTGTTACTAAAAGACGGTAATCGACTAGCGTTTACTACAAATGACGGTGAAATTGTTAAATATTATCGCAAAGAATGGGAACGTAACGAAGACGGGTGTCTTGATACAGTTATGAAAGAATATAAAATTAACCCACATAGAATAAAAAATAGTGAGATCGTTGAGGAGACTTAATAAATGAATGAAAATCAATTAGCCGACATCTGGATGTTGTTTAAAGAACACATCGATAAAAAACAACAAGAATCAGTAGCAGAGCGTTATATTGATTTGTTAGCTGATTACGGAGTTAGCGACAAAACATTTGAAGCAGCTACGGGAGTCGATGACATTCTTGATCAGGCGATTGAATATTATCTTGATATTAAGGATGAAGATCAAGATGAGGACTGGGAAGACGAAGACAACTATTAATTATGACTTGGTACTCAAAAATATCTAAAGATATATCCTACATACCCGATGCTGTCGAGTATTATAACAACGAGCTTAACGATGCCAGGATAGAAGTAAAAATTTCTGGTAATATTGAAAGAGCTAGTGCAAACATGCCTGGAATTGTAGAACATAGATTTGGTCAGCTTCAAGAAATTGAAGCAATTCTTGAGTATTTAAATATCGAGTTGCGTAGATTAAGAAGTCAACATTTTCGAAAATATCTTGAAAACTATCAACGTGCTCTTACTAGCAGAGATGTTGAAAAATATGTAGAAGGTGAGGCAGATGTAGTTGATTTTGAAAAAATTATCAATGAGTTTGCCTTACTTCGAAATAAATGGCTAGCAATAACTAAAGCTCTTGATCAGAAACAATGGCAGCTTACTAACATAGTAAAACTAAGGGTTGCCGGCATGGAAGATGCTACCTTGTGAATTATTAAACAATTCATCATGCGGAACTTCGTATGGATGGCCCTGGTAAAACAGGGCTTTTTCTTGAGCACTACCGTCGTACCATTCATCTACATTATATTGACACCATGCAACATGTTCGTGCCATACATCTCTATTAACTGGTTCTAACGGATCTCTCCAATTGGCTAATGTACTTTCACATGCTATCCAAGTTGGACACGGGCCTAGACTAATAACTTTTTTACCGTACCAGAATGCTTCTGATGTGATGGCAGAACTATGACTAACAACTAAATCTGCCCATTCAAAATCGCCGTCAAACCCAAACACGCCTTTAAATCCAACACTAGGATTTCCGTAATGTTGTACTCCTTTTTTACCAACCTTGTATCTAATTTTTACATTTACACCCTGTGATTCAAAAAATATTTTTAATTTTTCAGACCATTCTGTGATATCAACTCCTGTAAAAATTCCTTGACTTTTTCTACTTGGAGCGATCAATACGTTTTTAATTTCTTTAACTTTCCAGGGCTGTTTTTCTAATCTAGTAGTATTCCATCGAGAATAGGGAATTGATTTTAATTTAGTTGGGGCAAAAGAATTTATACTCACCCTGACTGCTACTCTACGTTTTGAAACCCAAGATCCAAGATAGGGACGATTGACTGCAATAAATGGATACTTTGCTTTCATCCATTCTCCAATTGATCCTAACGGATTTGCAGGCACTATTAATGGTATACCCGGATCTGCTTTCAATACATCAAAGATATGAATTAGTCGTCCTGTAAAACGCTCCCAACCTTTGATAAAAGGTTCATCAAACTCGTTGACTAATATTTGATATTTTAGTGCCATTTTTCTCTCTTTAATATTTACCATTAAATAGTCTAATAAAATCTGAACGATTCTTTTCATATCAGCATTTATAGTTAACTGCGTAGATAAATATTACCGTATTTTATAATTTTAAACATATGAAAAGAATTACATTAGCTACAGGAGGGTTTGATCCTCTACATTCCGGCCACATAAAATATCTTGAAGCTGCCTGTGAGTTTGGCGACATGTTAGTAGTTGGCTTAAATTCTGATGCTTGGCTTACTAGAAAAAAAGGTACACCTTTTATGCCTTTTGAAGAAAGACAAGCAGTTGTATCAGGGCTTTTTGCCGTAGATTACACTATAGAGTTTGACGACACTGACGGTAGTGCAAAAGATGCCATCTTAAAACTTAGACAACAATTTCCAGAAGATAAAATTATTTTTGTCAATGGCGGAGATCGAACATTGTCTAATATTCCAGAAATGGATATTATTGACGATAATCTAGAATTTCAATTTGGTGTTGGCGGAGATAATAAAAAAAATTCAAGCAGTTGGATATTACAAGAGTGGAAGTCCCCAAAAACAAAACGTCCATGGGGGTACTATCGAGTTCTTCATGAAAGCGGCCAAGAAGTTAAGGTTAAAGAATTAACAGTTGAGCCTGGACAATCATTAAGTATGCAACGTCATGAAAATAGAGCAGAACATTGGTTTATTATAGAGGGCACTGCTGAAGTATACACTGTAAATAGAAGTTCAGATTATGAATTTTTAGGAGTGTATCATAAGCATCAAAGTTTGCACATAAACACATCTCAATGGCATCAATTATGTAATCCATCAAATGAGCCTTTGAAAATTGTTGAAATACAGTACGGTAGTATCTGTACTGAGGAAGATATAGAAAGAAAATGAGAGATATTATTCCGGTTTTCATAGGGTATGATCCTAGAGAGGCAATTGCATATCATACATGCGCTAATAGTATAATTAGAAATTCTTCTAGACCCGTAGCATTGATTCCAGTAGCTCTTAATATGTTTAAAGACTATACAGAAACGCATAACGACGGAAGTAATCATTTTATCTATACAAGATTTTTAGTTCCATATTTAATGCAATGGCAAGGCTGGGCAATATTCATAGATGGAGACATGATTGTTCGAGGCGACATTGCAGAACTATGGGATGCACAGTCTATAGGATGTGATGTAATGGTTGTAAAACACGATTATAAAACTAAGATGAAGGAAAAGTATCTTGGCTCTAAGAACGAAGATTATCCTAGAAAAAATTGGTCAAGTGTAATTTTGTGGAATTGCAATAGTTTTCCTAACAGAAAATTAACTCCTGAGTTTGTTATGCAAGCTACAGGTGCAGAACTCCATCGATTTACTTGGCTAGATGATTCAAGAATAGGAGAGTTGCCAAAAGAATGGAATTGGTTACCGGATGAATACGGTACAAATCCTGATGCAAAATTACTTCATTATACACTAGGTACTCCTTGTTTTCACGAATTTGCAGATACTCCAATGTCAGAAGAGTGGCATCGAGAAAGAATTTTTACAGAATACTGCCAACAAATTAATATCAAATGAATTTAGTTTTAGACCATTTTATAAAATCAACTAAAGGTTCTGTAACTAAAGACTTTGATAAAAAAGATATTCCTTTGGCGTTTAGGGGTATATTAAAGAAAAAATATATAGAAGAATGTTTTAACATCGGCAGACCTTTCTATTATATAGATACTGGTTATTTTGGAAATTATCCTAGTCCAGGAAATCCCCTAGGAATTAAAAAATGGCATAGGATAATTAAAAATAATCTTCAAAATTGTAATGTGTCGTTTTCCTATTCACGAGACAGACTTAATATCTTAGAAAAATCTGATCCCCAATTAATTTGGAAAGGATGGAAAACAACCGGTAAAAATATTTTATTAGTAGCGCCTTCTGAAAAACCTTGTAAATATTACGAAATTGATAAAACTCAATGGCTGAATGACACTATTAATGAAATTAAAAAATATACAGATAAGCAAATCATAATTAGAGAAAAATCTTCTCGATCAGAAAGAGTAAGAAAAAATACTATATACGATGCATTTAATCAAGATGTATTTGCAGTAGTAACATATAATAGTATAGCAGCAGTAGAAGCAGTAGCATACGGGATACCATCTTTTGTCTTGGCGCCAAGTGCAGCAGGTATCGTATCTCTATCAGACATTTCTAAAATAGAAACCCCATATTATCCAGATGATCATTTAGTTGAGCACTGGAAGCGAACATTGACGTACAATCAATTTACTGATAATGAAATAATTACTGGAAAAGCCTGGAGCATAATTAATGTCTAAAATAAAATTTACAGTGGCCCATCGCGTTGATAACAATAATGTAGGAGACATGGCAAGTAATCCTCTACAATATTTTTTAAAAGATGATGAATATAATGTAGTCGATGTAACAAAAATATCAGAGTCGTATATAGATCCTAATATTCCATTAATTGTTGGCGGCGGAGGTCTTCTTAATAACGAGTTCATAGGAGATATTTTTAAAGAAATATTATATCCTGCAGATAGATTAGAATTAGAAAGAATGTGGCTTGATTCGTGGAATTTAAAAAATTCTAATTATGCTCAAGACCATAGTGAATTTATGGAAAAATATAGAAATCTGTTATACGAATATCTTCAAAAAATTGAATATCCAGAGATGAGTAAATTTGTATGGGGTGCTGGATTCAATAGCCCAATTACAGAAGATTCTCAAAGCCCTGAATATCCAACTGGACTACTAAATTTTAAACTTGTCGGGCTTCGAGATGTATTTACAAATATGAAACACCAATGGGTGCCTTGTGCAAGTTGTATGCATCCAACTTTGAGAAAAAAACATACCATTAAAAATAAAGTTATTTGGTTCGAACATAAAAAACAATTAATAAAAGACTTCGGAGACGATTCTATACCTCGCTTTGTAAATAGTGGATCAAATATTGAACAGACAATTGAATTATTAGGTAGTGCCGAAACTATTCTTACAAACAGTTATCACGGTGCATACTGGGGAACATTATTAGGTAAAAAAGTAATTGTTATTGGACAATGGAGTAACAAATTTCTTTTAATGAAACATCCGCCTAGATTTTTAGGAAAAAAGGAAAATTGGAAGGATGTTGTGGAAAGTATAGAACCTAATGTTAATGCACTAAATGAATGTATTTCTGCAACTGAAAACTACTGGAAGCAAATTAATTTGTTATTATGAATGTAGCAATATATCATAGTTCTGTACCTAATTTAAAAAATCAAGAAAAAGTTGATTTGTTAAATTTTTACGGACAAGGAGTTAGAGCAGTAGGCGATACAGTTGTAGATGTAAGATCTCTTAACTGTGTTAATGCTGACGTGTCTGTAATTCAAGGCTGGGTTGATCAAAAACCTAATACTAATAATCATTTACTACTAAGATATAATGTTATTAATAATTCTCAGAGATTTGGAAAATATGTTGTAGCAGTAGACAGCAATTTGTTTTTATATGCAAATACT